ACTGCATACACTTCAAATACAAAGTTGCGAGCTTTTCTAGGCTGTCTTCTATTATCAGCGCCCGTTTTTTGGCTCTGCTAGACCCTAAACGTGCAAGTTGGCTGGCGTGACCGCTGCTACGCACCCCTTGTTCGCCTCTGCCTTGCAAAACGCTAACAATTCCTGACGCTTCTTCAAACATCAAGTCGATTTCACCTATTTCACGAAACAAATCTGGTGGAATTTGTGGGGCTAACTTCTCTACTTTTGCGCTTGGCATGTCGGTTGCCAGCAAGCCACCCGCCCTGTTAAGGGCAAAATTCTTCTCATCCATGATGCCTGTAAAGCCAATCAACGCTGTAGGCGGTGAAACTTGCTTACTTAGCAAGTCCAAAATCTCTGCCATACGCTTGTTGCGTAGCTGTTGCAGGAAAATTAGACGTTGTACTTCTGACATACCCCAGAAGTAGTCGTACAGAGGGTTAGGGCATATCTGTACAAATGGGCACTCGCCCTTTAGAAATACAGTTTCGCCTGGTCTATCGTAAATAATGACATCTGGGTCTGCTTTGGTAACGACTTGATAGTCATTGGTGTCGTCATTCCACACCCACAACTCAGTCATTTCTACCGTATCTTCCGCAACCGTGGCCTTGTAGCGGTTCATGCCTGCAAGGTCGAGGTTCACGTTACCGTACATCGTGGGATTAGATTGGCTCAAAATGATGCGCTCAATCCCGTTGGCTATCTCTGTACGCTCGTGCTGGGTACTCTCGACCCGTTTGACAATGGCTTCACGATTAGGATGACTGTACAAACGGTTGTACAACTCAGATTTGGTGATGTAGTACGTTTGTACAAACGCTTCTTGGCGGTCCAGATAAGGGGTATCTTCCCGCAATACCCCCATCGTGGCTGGCTCTACCATGTAAGGGTGAATGCCTTTGTTGATAACCAACTTGATAAATGTGCTGTTGTAATCCAGCGCCCATGTCACGGCGGTGGAAAACACCTGGTCAGCATTACTGCTCAACCACTCGTCATTAAGCGCACGGGTCAAAGATGGAATCTTGTTATGTTCCTCTTGAGGAACGGCTGCACCCAAATCAATACTGAACCTTGTGGTTTCTGCTGAATAGAGAAACGAGGTCAGCTGGTCGATGTGGGGAAAAATCTTGTTGTACAAAGCTGGTGATTCGTCTGGACCATTGCCAAACAAGTACCAGCTTCGCAGAGAAGCGTAATCTGCTTTTCTTTCCTCCCGTGACACCAGACACTTCTGAATCAAATCCAGATAGAAAAACTCTCGGTCTAGTGGCTCGGTAGGAATTCTCATTTGCTTACCTGTAAATTCTCGTGGTCGTTTACATAACTTGCGGGTCTAGGACCTGTCAAGTTCCCCGTGTCTTTGGGCGAAATGCCAACAGATTCTCCATTAACCGATTTGAATTGTCCACCCATGACCGATTTCATGCTGATATTACCGCCACCGCCCCAAATGGCAGCGTCACCAGGTCGTGGACCCTTATCCTGTGGCTGTTCATTGTTGCGGGTAATGTAACCTGTCTGATGCTCTCCCTCTTTGGTGGACTTGATGTCCGTCATCCCAAAGTCTAGGGCAAGGTTTTGAATAGTTTTATCAGCTTTTTTAGTTTTATCAGAACGTGTACCCACGGGCTTAAGATGCACCACGCTGATTTCAGATTTGCAGTGCTTCATAGGGCATTGGGGTTCCCAAGCCTCAAAAATGCCGTGTGAATCGCAATAATAGTCTCTCAGTATGCCCATAGTTACCCTCTAAGTGCTTCGTTAAGGTCAAGTTCACTGTAATCATGGCGGTTGACCATTCCCACCTTGATTTTGATGCCATCAGCAGTCAAATTCAGCCTAGTGCTTGGCATGAGCGGCGGTATTGCCTGCTTACGGTAGTCCACAAACTTCTTGTGTCCATCCCGCATGACCCGCACATTCCCCTCTCGCCACTCTGTAAACGCTTTGTTAACCCGCAACTGCATGTATTCAGATAACGGTTCTGTCTCTGTAATGAAGATGGTCCACATCTTGTCAGGCGTTAAACCGCAGAGCTGGGCAAACAAAGCCATCGAAATGCCTCTGTCTTTGTCAGCCACAAAACGCTTCATCTGACGCATAAGCTCTTTCTTGGACAACACTTTCATTTTTTTCCAGTAAGAAGATGAGATTGCTTTCAGGAATAGGACTATCTTGGATTTGTAGCTCAAACGACATGTTGTGAACAGCCGTAACAAAAAACCCAGCCTTGGCCATCAACGCTGCCCACATATCAGCGGTGTGAATGCTGTAGTGATTAGGGTTGTACTCGTGCCTACGGGCGCAGCCAGGCGCAGGAACTTCTACGTACATCTTGCCACCCAGCTTCATTACCCTGTTGAATTCGTACAAAGTAAACAGCGGGTAGGGAGAATGCTCTAGCGCATGTCTGCACCAGATGTAATCCACGATGCGGTTTGGCACAGGCAAGTCTGACATGTCCGATTTCAAACAGCTGTGCCACTTTTCTCCGCAAGCCACAAGGTCATCATCACTAAGCGTCACGCCCACCAAATTGGTGTAACCCTTTTCTTTCAAAATGTCCATAAACAAACCTTGCCCACAACCTATGTCTAGCACGTAAGCTGTCACAGGAACGTTTGCAGGCACAAAAAAGTCTCTGACCACCTCTGGTATCAACTGAGAGTGAAAACCGCCTTCAGGCTCGCTGTAGACGCTTTTGAGGGCAAGCTCTGTGTAGTGCTGAAACTTCTCTTCTCTCATTGGTACATCCCTATACGTTTTAAGTAATCACTCACGTTCCTGCCAACAGAAAGCTGTTCAGGGGTGTAGTCATCCTGTGCTTGACTGATATTGCGGGTGAGCTTCTGAGCAATCAGTCTTGGCTGCACCTGCTCTGCCCAAGCTACGGTTGCCAGTGCTGCGGCAATCACACGGTCATCTTTACTCCTGCCTGGCGCACCCAAAAAGCCGTCTTCCCTCACGATGGTCTTCATCTCCTCTAGCGTGTCCATGCTGCGTATCTTCATCATGCCCCGCTCAAAATAATCTTTGTAGTAGTTGAGCATCCGCTCTTTTGTAGACGAGGTGGTCAGGAAACCTATGCTGTTGGTTGGTCCTCCCAGACTGTCGTTCCTGCGCCACAAGTAATTGGTCATGCTGCCCAGCACGTCCATCAAATCCCTGCCTGTAGCCCCTCCCACCGCTGCCGCCAGCCTTTTCAAATTCCGCATCTCGTTGAGTACCGCCTGACCTGGCCCGTTAATCTCTAGATTTAACGTGCTGTTCTTGTAAGCGCCAGCAAGATGGCATATCACCCACGCAAACTGATAAGTGTTCATTTCACTGGTGGCAAACTCAGCCACTTGGTCCATCCCGTCTGCATAGCAGCGAAAGACCTGTATGCAGAATCTGTCTGCCCAATCTGAACTTCCGTAAGCAGGGTCAGCACCAATCACGTAATAAGCCGTGTCTACAGGCTCCTCCCAAATCTTGAGTGTGCCCATACGTTCCGTGCTTTTCAGGACTTCTGTGTCTTGGAACAACTGCCCGAACACATAACGGTAGTGGTCAGGCAAAGACCTCTTAGCTTCCTTCGCAGCCTCCGTGCAACGGCTGTGTGAGAAGAAAGATGTGCCCGTCATCACAAAGGCATAGTCCTCTGTAGGAGGGAATTCCTGATACATCAGGTCTTCATCCTTGATGCCCTCGTGCATCTTCCATCTCCACCACGCCATCTGCCTGCTGTTGATTTCTACGCCGTAGAGCTTCTTGATGTCCTTCACCCACTCCTTCTCTTCAGAAGTCAGCTTGCCATCCCAGTACACCCTGTAAATGTTGCTTGCAGGGTCTACGCTGTAATACTCGTTACGCCACCAGCCACAAAAGATAGCTCTCTGGGTTTTGGCATGCTTGGCAGTCTTGTACATGTCGTGGAACATGTTGAAGCCCTGCGCCGTACTCTCGAACATGTACAACCTCTCAGGGTTCTTCTCTGCAAGAGAGGCAATCAAGGAAGCTAATCCCTCCTCGTTTCCCCACGAGGCGGCCTCAGTGCCATGTAGGTATGTAATAGCCTTACCCTGTCCCAATCGGGATTTATTGCCTGCAATCTGATAAAAAATTCGGCTTCTGTTCTTGAGGACCATCTGGTTTCGGTTGTGCGCCACCAGCGGAATCTTGTACTCTT